CACAACATCTAGTACCATTAAATTTATTTTGCAAATATTGCATTTTTTTATTGACAACCCAGAATCAGGCGCTATTCTTACATTATGCAATCCTTGCACATAACAACAAACAACGGAGTTAATACAATGACTAAAACAGAATTTATTACAATATGCGGCGAGTTACTAATAGACGTTGATATTGCATTATCAGACGATAATGTTGAAGCAATGTTGATAAGTAGAGAAGATGAAGAACTTATTGAATACTTAAAGAATGAATTTTAATCAAAGGGATATAATACGATGATTTATGACATTATTACAGAAACAGATTTCCATAATAGCAAGATACTAAGGGATGCTTTCAGCTATGAAGCTATCACCGCATTATTTGAATGGTACGATGAATTATCAGAGTCATGTGACATCGAGTTCGACCCTGTAGCAATACGTTGCGACTGGTCAGAATATGATGATAACGGCTTGTTTGTAGATTACAGCTATTTATTAGATGAAGATGAAAGACACAACACTGACAGATTAATAGAAGTATTAGAAGAAAACACAACAGTTATTAGGCTTAAAACTACATATTTAATAGAAGCATTTTAAGGGGTTAAAACAATGAGCAATCTTGAGAAGTTTGCGGAAGCGATAGCGACTGTACTATTTATGGTAACAATTTTTGGCGTGGCTTGGCTTGTCCTAGTCATATGGAATTAACAACAACAGAGAGGATAAAACAATGACACTATCAGATATTAAATTTACGTTAAAAATAGGCCGTAATGTATTTTGGAAAAATGACAATTACAAAGTGATTAAGGATAGCGTAGGCCAATACTTCATCCTATCGCGCTGCAATGGTGATTGCGTAGGATTAACAAACAAACAAGGCCAGTTAATAGAAAAACCAGAATCATTTTACTACGACTAAAAAAGTAACAGGATTAATCGCAAACAGAAAGAGAGGATAAAATGTATGTAGCATTTTGGGCTAAATTAGAGCCTCAATCAGGACGTGTTAAAACACATTGGCAAGTGACTGATACAAGCGAGGGTGCGTTAGACGTACTGGCTGACGTGAAAGACCTTGAAAATACTTTGTCATATGGTACAGCCAAGATAGAGACGGCAAGCGCGCCTGAATGGTTAGAAGTAAATGAAAATTGGGGTATAGATAAATGACGCCAGAACTTTTTAGAGAGACACGCATAAAGCTTGGTTACTCGATAGAGCAATGGGCTGATAGATTAGGACTATCAATCAGAACTATCTATTACTATGAATCAGGTGAAGTGCCGATACCTAGAACTGTATCGCTATTAATAAGCTCGATAAAGCTAGAAGAGGAATAGAGAGTTGAGCAAGGTAATTCAATTCCCAGAAAGAGAGAGAAAGAAAATGAAGATATATAAAATATATATGACAGAGGAATACATTCTGCAATTAGAAGCCTATGATGAAGAGGAGGCAGCAGAAGAAGCTCAAAAGATGGTAGGTAACTTTCCGAAAGATTACTGCATAGGCGGCAGCATACAGGTAGAGAGGATAGACTAGCACATTGCCGCGCGGCAATCATTGCGGTGCATTGAGCAGAGCCGTGTTCAATGTACTGCATCAATGCACCACAATGAAAATGTTTTATATATAAATAACAATTAGGTTTGTAGTGCATTGAGCCGAGCAATGCTACATGGCAGAGCAATGTATGTCGCGCGACCATGTGTACAATGAGAATTTAAATACAATATTTTTTATTGACCGTCAACTGGCAGAGAGGAGAAATATTTTAAATGGATTCTCTCACCAACATAAACCAAGTAGGCAGGGACACAGTAGCAGTATTATCCTTGCCTGCATAGTCAGGACTAATAGAAGACAATAACACAACACACCTGATAGGTTGTCGGTCATATTTATATATTAGGACAGGCTGATTATGTGCAGCATTGGCAGCCTTGGTTGTTTGTTCCCACCAATCAGGCTTATAACCGCCATTTGAGCCTCTTGTGCAGGCGTAACGCTTACACTCGATAGTCCAACCCTCCAAGCCTATCAAGTCACCTCTGTCGGCCTTCCTATACTGTTCTAGGTCACGTTCAACTTTAATGCCTAGATGTTCATCAATAAGTTTTGCAACTTCTCTTTCAAAGGCCGCGCCTTTAGCTCTTCCGTTCGTCATGTTTTACAGCCATAGCATAACCGCCCTGGTCATGGTGATAGCTGTGAACAAACTCACGCTCAAACCATTCATGCCCAGGCAGATGCCCCTTCTTTATATAAATTACTTTAATGGATTTTGACGAGCCGAATACGCTCGTTGTCGTTTCTTGATTGGATGTATCCGAGCGTCTCACACAGCTCACAATCCATGTCAAATTCTTTTTCAATAATGATGTCATCAATGACAGCCGAGACAACATTAATGTACCAACCTTCACCATCACACTTCGGACACGTCACTCTGTTTGTTGGCCTGCGCCTGCCTATAAAAGTCATCGTGAGTCACCTGCCCTTGCGTCCAGAAATCAATAGCCAAGATTGTCTCAGGCCTTGGGAACCTGTTTCCTTTTATAATACGACAAACGCCAGCAGGTGACATCTTTATTTTACGAGCGAACTTAGCTTGGGATATACCCTCTTGTTTTAAATAGTCTATTAACTGCATGTTTTCACCTTTCTTCTAAGGGGGGAATAAAAAAAAGTTTTTCCCCCTTGTATTTTTTTTCTAACATAGTGTTGACAGAACGTAAAGTAATCATTACTGTAAAATTTATAGACAGACTGGAGAAGTTAGATAATGCAACGTGATATACCAGAATACAGAAAGTTTTTCGGGGCCACACATAATTCTGCATCGGGAGCGACACAGCCACTTGATGAACATATACTCAAGCTAAAAATCAGAAAAGATTATGACGTTTACTTTCCGTTTGCAGCCAAGCCTAGAGCTGGACAGATAGTACAATTAGCCTGTGATTTACATCTTGGTCTTGATGGATACAGTCCCATACAAGGCCAGAAACAAGGCATCGATATAGACTTGGCTATTAGAAAAGCTATGACCGAGTTTATTACATACCAACCGCGTCAGTTTGATGGCGGTAAAGATGCAGAAGACTACCAAGAAATCAAGAACCATATACCACAGATGGTACATCATGCGGTGCAAGGCTTGCAGGAATACTATGATGGCTGTGAAATGGAAGGTGAGTTTCAGAGATGGCTAGAAGTAGATGGCATAGATGTGCCGACTATGCTCTTCCTAGACTTTGCAGGGGATGGCAAACAGCTAGATTTAAAGTGCAGTTTTCCGACTCGTAACCCACCGCGAAAGGACGGTACGAGGACTTGGCGTATTCCTAAACCAAAGACCGAACCAACTCAGCAGCAGATAATGCAGCAGGCGGTGTATTGGAAGGCCACTGGTTATACACCTGGGCTGCTCTTTGTAACAGCAGACGGATATAATATCTGCACACAGGAAAACTGTCAGGCATTATCGTATGAAAATTTGGAGGTTGCGTATAGAGAGGTAGTCTCTCGATGGCGCATTATACAGAATTTGTTGAAGGCTGCCAACGGCTCATGGAAAAATCTTTTCGGGCTAGTCTACCCAGACTTTCAGCAGATAGGGGCATGGCATGGCCCTGAGATACTTAAAATTGCAAAACATGAATGGAGTTAGAGATGCAAGAACAAGTTTATTCAGCGTTAGACTTAGCTAAAGCGCTAAACATAAATAGGAATAGTGTTTATTATCAGGTAAAGAATGGCAGTCTGCCAAAGCCTAGTATGAAGCAAAGGACTAGGAAGAGAGGCCCACATACATATGTGTGGAAGCGCTCTGATTTAGAAAACAACCCTTACTTTAAGAAAGCTACTGTCCCAACTGTAGAAAGTTCGACATTTATGAGCAAAGCAAAAGAGATGCGAGAGGAACTTGGTCTATCTGAAATAAAAGACATGGTAACAGACAATGAGCTGCTTAGAGATGCTATTGAGATGCGCCTCGATAAGCTAGAAGAGAACATGAAGCTGCTAGAAAATATTGTTAATTTAATGAGTAAGAAGGAGAAGAAGTGGTGGCAGATTTAAAGGAAGCGATGGCAAAAGTTGCCGAGCTAAACAAATCGCATGGCGTTAAACAACGTGGCGGTAAAATGTACACGCAAGTTGTGCATAGAATGGAAGCCTTCAGACAGGTATTCGGTACTGAATTTGGGGTTGACACAACTGTACTTGTTGATGATGGTAATAAAGTCGTTATTAAAGCTATCATTACAAACTCAGATGGTATGGTAATTGGTTCTGGAATGGCAGAGGAAATACGAGGTCAAGGTCACGTTAATACTACATCTGCTTTAGAGAACGCAGAGACATCTGCAGTCGGCAGGGCATCCC